ATGGTATGATTAGTGTATGAGTAAACGAGTTAAGAAAGTCTATAAGTGTGTTGATTGCAACACCATGATTACAATTGTAACTAAAGTACATGAACTTCCAGAGTCAATCATTTGTCCTTGTGACAAAGTAGCAGAAAGTCAGTGATCTAATGAAAAAATCAAACAATAAAGTTTCTCAGCACAAAATTAAAAGAGCAAACAAAAATAAAAAAAGAGTTCAGGCTAAGCCACATTTATCTAAGTTTCAAAGACAGCAGGCTTTTTTAAGAGAGCAAATAATTCAGCAGTCTGTTCTTCGGGCATCTCAAAATATTTAGGAGATAAGTAATTGATAGATTACGATAAGTTAAAAAAAATTCCAGACGAACTAAAACATGCAATAATTAAAGAACATATGAAGACTTATTATCATTGGACTGTCGGTATCCTTTGTTTTTTAATTGGAACATTTTTTGGTTTGTTAATTCAATAAGGTCTAGCACCAGTAGCCAAGTTGGTTAAGGCCCCGAACTCATAATTCGGTTATCGTAGGTTCAAGTCCTACCTGGTGTACCATGTCTCCATCGTCTAGTGGCTTAGGACTCTGCCCTTTCACGGCAGCAACACGGATTCGAATTCCGTTGGAGATACGGAAGTATGGCAGAGTGGTCGAATGCAGCGGTTTGCTAAATCGTAGATTGAAAGATCCATAGGTTCGAATCCTATTACTTCCGCCATACCTCTGTAGTTCAGTGGAAAGAACGATGGACTTCTAAGCCATGCGTCGCAGGTTCGATTCCTGCCAGGGGTGCAAAAGATAATTATGCTATACTGTAGTTATGGAAAAAGAAGTAACTTGTGTGCAACTTTGGAAATCTTGGCAACAATCTGCTCCTGAAAATCCATTAGTTTTAATTGCAGAATCTAGGATATCTAACTATACTAAGCAAGACTGGGATAGCATGGTTTTGGATGCAAAAGAAACAATGCAAGAAATGTCTAATCTTATAATAAATAATATAGATATTGATGACATTATATCAGAACAAGCAGCAATAAGATTAATGAATCATGTTAGCAAGCATTTTTTTCCTTTAGACCGAAACTATGCCTATGGACTAAAGCATGCAATAATGTATAGTGATCAATACTCTAAGTTTTTTAATCAGTTTCATGAAGGCTTAGCCGATAAGGTAGTAGAATTAATAACTAAATACGGACATCTTTTAAAATAATTATTTTTTAGGATGCTTTGGTTCGTATGGTTCTATTTTAGACTTAATACGACCATCTTTATATAGTCTAACGATCCATCCATCTTTAATCTGAACAGGATTAAATGCTGTTGCTTTTTTCTTTGGCATTATAGTGAGTGTCTTTCTGTTTGTGCTTTTGTATAGTCCTTACCAAAATCAGCAAACAATGCCTTATCCTTTTCACGATTAACAATTCCTCTTGACCAAGAGAAGCCTGCGTCTCCACCCCATGCTAACCACATGATGTATCCGTTAGAAGGATTTGCTGAGTTACCCCAGTCCTTACCCTTCTTGTCCACCTCATGGCGTGAGAAGTATGAGTACATTCTTTTAACAGTACTAAGAGATAAAGTTTCACCTCTTGCTAACTGCCCTGCACGAGTCCAGCCAACTGCAGTTCCTGCACCATTAGCCTTTCCATCTTCCTTAAACTTAATTGCTCTACGAGCAGCAGATCTTGCTCCTGCTGGTGGTGAGTATCCTTCTGCCTTTGATACCGAATCTGTTTCGTATTCAACTGTATCATCATCTTCCCATAGGTCATCTGCTTTTGCAGCAGATACACAGTTAGGAACTGGCTTGCCATTATCTCCTGGCTTCATTCCACGCTGTACGTAACCATCCCAGCAAGGTGCTTGCTTAGCAATATCTTCTGGACAACACTCTGACTTACCAATTGATGCATCATACATTGCCATAGCAACTTCTGAATCTTCTGGTTCTTGTGGAAGTGGATCAATCGCAACCATTAATGACATCATACATCCTGTGTATAGGTTAGTTGCTTCCCAGTATCCGTTTTCTTCTTGCTCAAATAATTGAATAAGTACTGCTGGGTTTTCTGCATTTGCCTCAAGAGAATACTCTCCTCCTGGAACACCAAGCATGCCCTCTGTCATTACATGTACTACCTGACCAATATGGACCTCTTCATCAGATCCATGGGCTGTCATTGCAAAATCGCCTTCTTTTAACATATAATAATTATACCATGCCTTGAACTATGCCCTAAGAATCTCTGGGTCGTCAGAGAAGGCTATGCTTACCGAGTGCCTTGGGCACATTGACTCAACGCTATGGATTACGCCTTTTGGTATGTATGCCATGTCGCCAGGACTTAACAACACTTCGTAGTTTAGTTCTTTATTATCATGAAAAATCTTCCATAGGCTTTCTCCACTGCCCTGGATAAAGAATCTATCTTCTGCATCTGAATGAACTGTAGGATCCCACCACTCAGTTGGCCAGCCATCAACTCCATCATCTTTAATTGTAAGTTCTTGTGGAATTTTTTTAGAATTATCCATAGTAAATTTTGAAAAAATGTTTTTTAGGTTATTGTCTATCATTTTATTATTGTTTCTATTTATAAAATGAACTATCATCATTGAAAACATAATACGACCTTTGTAAAATAAAGAAATGTCTGATATTGCTTCTTTATAATAATCAAAAACTCTTGGATCTTCTTCAATTACAAAAGTTCCCATAGAGTTATAGTCTATGGTTTTACTTTCTTTTGCAAGATCATAAAAATTGTCTACATCTTCCCAAGAAGGAAAATCTTTATAAAAATTTTTTACAACAAAAAGTTTTCGTTCTTTTTTAGCATTTATTAGGTCCTGTTTCATAATTTTTGTCATATAAAATTATAGCATACTTTCAGCCATTTAAGCGACGATGAGTTCTTATCCTATGACAATTAGCGCAGACTACTTCGCACTTCTCAATTTCCTTCTTGATAGACTTCCATGAAAAACCATCGTGTATCATTCTTGATATATTATATTTTTTGTCTCTTATGTGATCAAAGTCTAAAATGATATGGTTACCAACCCCACAGTCTACACAGCCAGAATCCTCTTTTATCTTAGCAAGCATCTTTTTATACTGCTGCTTATTATAATGGTCTAACTCTTTGTCAGTCATTGCTATTATTATACCGCAAAATATTAGGTCCCACACAAGCAATTCACCTGACTTGCGCCACGGTCTCTATCCAATGGGTAACTAATCCATCACTAAGGTCCTGTGTGGGACATATATATTGTACTACCAGATTATATGAAGGTGATGGTATACTTGTGTACATGGAAAACTCACAAATTAATAATTGGCATAAAGGAAAACAAATAAGAGATCCTATTGGGTATGATGAACAAACTAGGTACGAAAATCACGAGATGGAAAAAGCATTTTCTATATCTCAAACCCAATTAAATAATGCAAAACTATTTAATTCAAAATATGAATACGCAAAAACCTTAAACAAGAACATATCATATCTAGAGGTTGGTGTTGGCTACGGCTGGTCTGCTAAAATGTTTATAGATACAACAAGTGCTAAAAGTGCAGATCTATTAGACTTATACAATAATGCTCAGGGTACTAGAGAACCAGGTGGATCGGCTCCAGAAGATAGTTCAATAACCCATGAGCAATACATAAAAAATAAATTTGCCTATCACCCCAATGTAAACGTTATAAAGGGAGATATGAAAAAAGCATTTTTTACCCTAGATAAAAAATATGATCTAATCCTTTTTGATGCAGAAACAGATAGACTTCTAATTAGAAACATTCTAAAGCATTGTTCTAAAATAGTTAACCTTGGTGGGGTTGTTGGTTTTACTTCTTATATGAATTACGATGCTGTACATTATGATGTGCATATAGGAATATATCAAAGTGTAAATGAATTTTTACACTTTAATAAAAACTGGTCTGTTGATGCCATAGTGTTACATGAACTTGGATTTCACGAGATATATATTAAAAGAAATTCATAGTAAATGAGCAGTTTATAGACGACTGCTCAGGTCTATTAGCCACGAAGGTTCGACTCCCGCTAACTCTCCACTCGAAGGAGCATCCGTTGTAAAACCTTTTAAAGTCTTATATCGGAATGTTATCTATTGTACTACTTTATTTTAATAGATTTAGGTTTTTTATCTTCTGGAATGATGCGATCTACATTTATATGCAGCATACCATCTTTCATTTCTGCTCCAGTTACTTCCATATATTCTCCAAGAGCAAATGATCGTACAAATTTACGACCTGCTATTCCCTTGTGAACTACTTCTGCATCTACAACCTCTACAATTTCACCCTTAATAATAAGTGTGCCATTATCTACTGAAACATCAATGTCTTCTCTGGAAAATCCAGCAATAGCCAATGATATCTGATATGTATCTTCATCTAATTTAAGAAGGTCATACGGTGGATATGTTTGTGAGTTTGTTTTATGTGCTGTGTTTAGGCGATTCAACTCTCTGTTGAAGCCAATAAAAAATGGATCATTAAATAGATCCATAGCATACTTTGTTACCATGTTATTCCCCTTTCAAGCGAATAAGTTAATTTCCCCCCATTTGGGCAGGTATAAATATTATAGCATAGAAAAACAGGCTAGTCAACTACCCTAGCCTGTTGATCTAATTGCTTACTTCTTTGTTGCTGACTTCTTTGCAGGAGCCTTCTTAGCAGTCTTCTTGACCACCTTAGCAGACTTTACGGCTGCATCTACCTCTTCAACTGATGGCAACTTTCCAAATGCCTTGTCGTTAGGATTTACTGCTCTCAAGGCCACTGGCACAATTGCACCAAGCAGTGAGTATGCTAGTGTCTGTGGATCAGTTACACCTGATGCATAAAGAGCAACTGCTGCTCCAAGAACTGATCTTCCGTATGACGCTAGTGCATTTTTGATTTGTTGATTCATTTTATTCCTCCTAGGATATGAATTTTGTTAGTACTGTAAAACCAATCCATAAACCAATAATTCCTGCGACTCCCGCAAAAACTGGTGGTGCTGGTACTGGCAATTTGAATGCAGCAAACACTATTCCGCATCCAAAACCTGTTAATGTTGATAATATAATGTCTTTCATTATAGTTTTATTACCTAGTTAATCCTAACTTTGGTCTAACAGTACTAGATCCAGTAAACTGAAACCATAGTGTAGAAGAATATCTTTCTTTTATGGTATTTTCTAGTACTTCATGCCAATAGTCTGCATTGCTGGGGAATATAATAAAACTATTAGCCTTTGGTTTAATTTTTAAGTTAAAGTCCATAAAGTTTATTTCCCCACCCTCATAATCATCATTAAGATAATAGATGGCTGCAATATCCCCTGTAGTATCTGCATGCTCATTCATCTTATATCCTTTTTCAAATTTAATTAAAGGAATTGCTGTTTTTTCAAAAACACGGAGATCTACATTATAAAAATCTATAGATTTTTTATAAGCAATTGTAAAAATTTTTTCTAACATATCAACAATTTCTTCTGGCATTTCTCTTGATACAATAAATTTAACCCCCCACGGCTGAGTTTCCCAGTGATCAGAACCAGTTGCATAATCAAGTAGTTTTTTATGTTCTTCTTTAGATAAAACATTTTCTGTAATCTGTATATTGTCTACAGAGTTTCCTAAATTAAAGTTTGTCATATATTAATTATACCATTCTGCTTTTTTATTAAAAGTGGAGCCAGTAAATTGAAACCACATAGCAGAACTATGTCGGTCATTGTCAATAATTTCATGCACTGAATGAACATAGTTTTCATTACCAGGGAAAATAATAAGACTATTAGCATCTGGCTTAATTTTTAAATTATGATCTGGAAAGTCAATTTCTCCTCCAGTATAGTCATCATTAATGTAATATACTGAAGCAATGTGATTTCCTTCGGATGACAAAGTGTCTACATGTGGTTTCAAATAAAAACCTTTTACAAACTTAACTACATGTAGTGCAGAATTATGAAAGGGATTAATAGCCACATCATAAAGTTCTACAGACTTTTTATAAACAAGTTGAAATATTCTGTTTAGCATTTCACTAATTTCTTCTGGCAAATTTGCTGACTCAATAGTTATAGCCTTCCATGGTTGCTCTTTCCAAGATTGAGCACTATTTACGTAATTTAGAAGAATCCTGTGATCTTCTTCAGGCAATACGTTTTTTATATACTGGATGTTATCTGTAGAGTTTCCTATTTTTGCAACATTTGCCAAATAGATTTCATCTTTTTCGGAAGGGTTTTCTATCATGTATCTATTTTACCATAGTCTCCTGGCAGCAATTTCTTCAGTTCTTTATAAGACTCAGAGATTTTTTTCATAGAATTATAATTTGGCTCTGCCCCCATGATGTCTCCGTATGTCTTAAAATATAAAATTTCAGGCTCAATATCATTAATAAACTTATTTAATGATTCTTGGACCTCATCAATATATTGATATGCCCAATCTCTAGAATCTGAAACAAATTTTAAAAAATCTTCATTTGCTTTTTCTTTGTCTGTTTTATTAATTTCTTGTTGTTCTGCTTGAAGCATAATAAATTCTATAGTTTGAGCAACTATTGCTATATTTTTTTTCTTTTGATTATAAAAAAGAAAAGCAAGGGTAGTAGATGCTATTGATAGTATTGTTATCAGTATTGACTGAATCATAGTTCTTTTCCACCCTCTCTAACAAGAAGCACAATTGCACCATTATCCTCTAAGGCTTTCTTTACACGAATCATATACTCAATAGCCTGCTTTTTTAACTCTACAGTTTCCAAAGACATAAAGTCTTTTTCTTTTGCTTTTACTGTTATAAAATGATCATTATCTATGATCTGTAAAGAAAAGTTTTTTGGACACTCCAAAGATCTAAAGGCTCTTTTCATTTCATCTGTATACATACTACTCCATTGTTAAGGACTGCCAGGTTTTGCCCCAGTCGCTCTTGCTCTTGTGGCTTGAAAATTCTTTAGAAACTTCTCCACTTTCTAAATAAACCCCACCCCAAACACCCCACTCTTTTCCAGAGATCCCAACAGAAAAGCACTCTTTTCTTACTGGGCATGAAGAGCATAAACTGTCGATTGCAGGCCTTAGCAGTTCATCATCTTCATATTTCTCAAAGAATAGATTTGTATCATAATCTAAACATGAAGCATTATCTTTCCATTTAAACTTATTCATTTAGATCACATACTTATCAGGAATTTCCCAACCTTGGTTAGAAGGAACAAACTCTTTTTTCATCTGCCACTTATTATTTTTATAGATACCAAACTTTGAGAAGTATGCCTTTTCTGATGGGAATGTCTCAATAACATTCCATCCATCCCAAGATAGTTGCTTATTCTTGTTCACTATATATTCCATAGTCTCTAAAGAATTAATTAATTTCATAATAGTTCCGTTCTGTTTATGTGCATAAGCACAGGTTTGTGTATATTCTTTTAAAAGTTATATACATTTGTATTTATATTATTTAGTTTTGATATATGAACAATCTTTGATACTGGTTCTTTTGGATTAGATAAAAAAGCAAAATGATTTACTTCAGATATATTTTCTTCTAACCACTGAGGAGAAACTTTAAAAAACTTAATATTTTTTCCTCTCGACTTCATACCTTTTTCGGATAGATTCGTAAACTCCATTGACATCATATTAATATTATTTGGTCCTGCAGAATATATATGAAAGTCTTTATCGCTTTCCAACAACTCAGAAAGGGCAACAGCCATAGATCTAAGGAAAACCTGGTAGTTATCAAAACTACTCGTCCCTTGAACTCCTACTATCATCCTCAATCCCTTCTCTTAGTTTGTCCATTATAAACAACATCTTGTCTAATTGTACCTTATCCATGTGTATTGTGTCAACTTGCTCGGCCTCTTCTTTATTGATAAGTTCGTTGACTAATGGTGCTTTATAAAAAATATTATCCTTGATCCAGTATGCATCGTTATCAAGAATAATAACTTTTATGTTAGTCTTATCATAATGAAGTTTTGACTGAGTTCTAACTTTTATTTTCCTTGAATTATTTTTTCTATTACTATAACGATACTGAAGCATGGCCTGACTGATTATTGGCTGCCTATTATTTTTTACATTATTTTTAAGAATGTAAATATAAACTAGCAAAAGAATAGTTACTGTTGTTCCAATAGCACCATAAAAGTTATTCATAAATACCCCTATACATCCAGTATATCAGTTTTTATTGAAAAGAACTTTAACTATCTCTTCAACGACTACTCTTTCATCTTTTGGCAATGACTTTATAGAGGCAACATCAAAAGACTTTGGACCAAGTTTGACTACTGGATCTTTTTGAGTTACATCCATATCAAGAAATCCCTTTTCCCAGAGTTTTAAAGTTACCTCTGAAAAATATATAGACATCTCCTCGCTAAGCCTAGCATCGATATCTTTAAGTCTGTCTGTAGGCTTATATAATGGCTCTCCAGTTTCAGAGTCTTTTCCTGCAAACTCTAAACCTCCGTTTAGTATTAGATTATCAATAATGTCAAATTCATCACTCACTTGCCAGACTTCTTCCTAGCCTTGGCAAGAGCAGTAAAGTCTTTAACCTTAGTGTCACCTAGATATCCCCAAGCATATCCATCATTGATCATCATATCGTTAAGGGATACAGTATTGCCATCTACATATACCCAGCCCAAAATACGACCATACTTCTCCGACGAGTTCATCTTCTCAGTCTTAATAACAACAGACTTAGCATCTTTAAGAGACTTTTTTAGGTACTCCTTAGCCTCTAAACCAAGAGCCTTCTCAGCCAGATCCTTTGTGCGAGACTCTGGGGTATCAATACCAGCCAATCTTACACGAGATGCAAATAGGATATCAAATCCTAAATCAATAAGAACATCGATGGTGTCTCCATCTACAACATTCTCTACTTTTCTTACATAGTATTCATACATTAGTAGTCTTTTTCCTTTGCTTTATTTTCAATAAGTTTGTCTCTCTCATCTATAATACTTATCATAAATGACATCATCTTTTTATACCCTACTGGATCACTCATTATACTGTTATAGTGGTGACCACAAAATAAAAGGTCTCCATTTAAGCCAGTTATCTGAACCAAGGCTTCAGCAGCACCGGAGTCGCATCTATCCGTAGCCTTCAAAATCCACTCTTTTGCTTCTACTTGTGTTTC